ATTAAACCTATACGCAGGTATAGGGGGGTAATAGAAAGTATTGGGGAGATACTCATGATATAATAGCTGTGGAGTATGATAAAAATATAGCAGAAGCTTATGCTAAAAGATACCCTAATGATACTGTTGTAGTAGGAGATGCTAAACAATACTTATTAGACCATTATAAAGAGTTTGATTTTATATGGGCTTCACCTCCTTGTCAGACTCATACTAGGATACTCTTTTCTCAGAGGGATAGAGATGTTTATAAGCCTAAATATCCTGATTTAAGTTTATATGAAATAATCCTTTTTCTTGAACTCCATAAAAATAAATTCTATTATGTTGTTGAGAATGTAAAGCCTTATTATAAGCCTCTTGTAAAACCTACTGTAGAGATTGATAGACATTTATATTGGAGCAATTTTAATATCTCCCCTATTGAAGTAGAAAAAATGTATAATATAGATAAGGTAACTTGTAGTTCTTTAAAGGATTTTGATATTAAACAATTTAAAGGTATCAAGAATAAAAGGCAAGTAATCAGAAATCAGGTAAATTACGAGATAGGGTTACATATACTAAACTGTGTTTTGTTGCAGATGAAATCCAACTATGATAAGGAGAATAAATGAAAATACTAAGTATAAATGTAACATACCTAAGTGATTTTATGATAAAGATGCCTGATAAAGAGTACGCTTGGTTTTCTAAGTTATCCTTTATAGACCAACTAAAACACATAGAATTAGAGTATAAACATGAATTAGAAGATGCTACTAAAGACCTAGCTATGATAGAAACAATAGAAATTAATAAAGGAGAATAGATGAGTTTATTACAGATAGCTAAATGGAATTACAAGAGAAACAACCTAAAGCTTAATGTAGAGTTAGAGGAGAATATGCTTAACGAGGAAGAGCAGGAGTTTCAAGACGCCCTAAAGGATTACATTATATCCACAGAGGCTTCTGATGTACTCCCAGAGTTTAAAGATGAGAGTATCCTATGGGCTGTTGTGGATATGGTAGATTCCTACTGTGACTATACATTTGTATATTATGGTACTATGGTGAAAGCTATGGGAACAAACCATATATTCAACATAGGAAACAAACAGAGCATTATGAATACACTCCTAACGGAAATCTTGATAACTCATAATGTAAATATGTTTGAGCATGGTAAGCCTCCTATCCTAGATACTTGCATGGAAGCAGTTATAGAAGCTAACGAAGCTAAGCCTATAAAGAAAACCAAAGGTAAGGTATCTAAGGGTAAGAAGTGGAAAGACCCTAAGGAAAGAATTAAAGAGATACTTGTAGAAGCAGGTTTTGTAGGTGACCCTAAGAAAGCTTTAGAAGCTCTTAAGGACAGACTACAAGACTTAGCTAAGAAGAAACAAGTAATACCTGTGGAGGATTTATAGTGGTTACTTTAGATGATATACTAGATATAGTAGAGGATAAAGGACTTGGTTATGCTGTTCAAAATTATTATGACAACGAACAAGTACAATGGGAAGACGAAGAGTTAAAAGAGATATGGTTAAAAGCCTCTTTCTTTTTGAATAAGCTAGAAAAAATGTTATATGAGTTAGAGTAAGTTAATAAGAGGTGCGTAAGTTGGATAAGGAGTTTAAAATAGATAATAAGGAAAAGAATTGGTAAGACTAACAGAAGAACAAATAGAGGCTAAGAAGAATTTTATAAAGAATTATATAGGGGCTAACAATGGAGCTGATGGAAGCCCTCTTGATGCTAATGCAAATGTATCCTCTAAGAATATAGCTACTATGGGTGCTGAGATAAACAAAGACATAAACATACAGGTAAACAGAAGCTTAATAAAGGATAGAATAGCCAGTAGGTTTGGTAAGGAATTAGCTGAGGAATACGAAAGGCAAATAGAGGAGCATGAGATATATGTGCATGATGAAACAAGCCTAAATCCTTACTGTGTTTCCATAAGCTTGTACCCATTCCTCCTAGATGGTCTTAAGAGTTTCGGTGGTGATAGCGAAGCCCCTAAGCATTTATCTAGCTTTAATGGGGGCTTCATAAACTTAGTCTTTGCTATCTCTGCACAGTTTGCAGGAGCAGTAGCTACAGTAGAATGGTTGATGTATTTTGATTATTTTGCTAGAAAGGATTACGGAGATGACTACCTAGAGAGTAACACTAAAATTATAGAAAATCAATTACAGCATACAGTATATGCCCTTAATCAACCTGCGAGTGCTAGAGGCTTTCAGTCAGTCTTCTGGAATATCTCTATATATGACAGACCATACTTTGAAGCTATGTTTGGAAACTTTGTATATCCTGATGGCTCTAAGCCTACTTACGAAAGCCTTGACAAGCTCCAGAGATTTTTCATGAAGTGGTTTAACAAGGAGCGTACTAAAGCACTCTTAACATTCCCTGTGGTTACAGCGGCATGTCTTAACGACGGTAACACTTATGTAGATAAGGATTTCCAAGAGTTTATCTCTCAGGAATACTCTGAGGGTAATGCTTTCTTTACCTTTACGAGCGACTCAGCACATGCTTTAAGCTCCTGTTGTAGGCTTAAGAATGATATATCAGACCAAGTGAATGACTTTAGTTACTCTCTAGGAGCAGGGGGGGTATCCACAGGGTCTATGAATGTTATCACTATAAATGTAAACAGACTTATACAGCAAGGTAGAGATATTAAGGAGCAAGTAGAGAAGATACATAAGTATCAGTTAGCTTTCAAAGACCTCTTCGATGAGTATATAGAGGCAGGTATGCTCCCTGTGTATAGTGCTAACTACATCACAAGTGATAAACAATATCTCACCATAGGTGTAAATGGTGTTGTAGAGGCTTGTGAATACTTAGGGTTTACAATAGATAACAATGAGGAGTACAAGCAATGGGTATCTAAGTTTCTTAAGACTATCTCAGACATGAACAAAGAAGCCTCCAAGAAGTATGGCTGTAAGTTCAATACAGAGTTTGTACCTGCTGAAAACTTAGGAGTCAAGAACGCTAAGTGGGATAGAGCAGATGGCTACATAGTTCCTAGAGATTGTTACAACAGCTATTTATATAAAGTAGAAGATGAGGAAATCTCTGTGTTAGATAAGTTTGCTTTACATGGTAAGGATACCTCACAGTATCTTGACGGAGGTAGCGCATACCACTGTAACCTAGAGAGTTATCCTACTAAAGAAGGCTTCATGAAACTCTTAGACGTAGCTGTAAGAGAAGGTTGTGAGTATTTCTGTTTCAATATCAAGGTAACAGGCTGTGATGATTGTGGTAATATAGACAAGAGAACACTTACAAGCTGTCCTAAGTGTGGTAGTAAGAATATTTATTATGCTACAAGAGTTATAGGATACCTTAAGAGAATAACTAACTTCTCCTCAGAAAGACAAAAAGAGGAAACCTTAAGACATTACAATAAGGAGAAATAATGCTATATTATAGCTATCCCCAAGTAGTCCTCCAAGAAGTGCCAGATGAAATATCTCTGGCTCTTTCTATGAGTGGCTGTGGGTTACACTGTAAGGGGTGTCACAGTCAGGAAACTTGGAAGTCTACCTTTGGAGAGCCTTTAACAGTCGTAGAGCTTAACAGACTCCTAAGGAAACATAAGCACATCACCTGTGTTCTTTTCTATGGTGGTGAGTGGCAACCTAAGGAGTTGATAAGGCTTCTAAAGATAGTCAAGGATAGAGGCTTAAATACTTGCTTATACACAGGACTAAACTATGAGGAAGTACCTAAGGAAATCATAGGATACCTTGACTACATAAAAGTAGGAAGATATGTGGAAGAATTAGGAGGTCTTGACAGCCCTACGACTAACCAAAGGTTTATTGACCTGAGGAAGAAATCATAATAAGCTCATAGAGAGCCTTTAAGGGGGTAAATTTAAGAGATAATCTTTCAGACGACCTATGAGTCATCTTAAGAATAAAAGCTCTTAAATCACCTCCTAGACAATAAAGGAGAAACAGTGAAAATAGGAGTAGATATAGGAGAGGGTAAGGATTGTACAGCAATACAACATATCAATACCCTTTATAAAGAGGGAGATAAGGTTTATTATATAGATAGGTTATCTTTTCCAAACCCTGAAATATATAAAGCAACTATAAAAGAGATATTATATGACAAACCTAAGCCATTATACCTATTAAATGTTGAAGGTATAGGAGATGTTCCTTATGTAGTAGGGGGCGATGATATAATAACAAAAAATAAGGTATATTATATTCTATCAAAGAGATTGAAAAATATAGAGGGTATGATAGAAAGCTTACGAGAAGAAAAAGACTCTATTGAGGATACTTTATCTGAGCTTTACAGTTTAAAGGAGATAAAATGATTTGGTTATATTTATATGGTATATATGATAATATATTAGGTATTCTAGAGATAATTATTACATGTAGTATTGGGAGTATTATAATTAGTAGTGGCATATATTTACCTATGTATAATGACTCCTACTCAACATCTATTGTAAACCTAATTAAACGAGTGATAAGAACTTCTTTTTATGCTCTTCTGCTTTCTAGTGTTATAAGAGTAGCTTTACCTACTAAAGAAGTGTTTACAGGGTTACTTCTGTATAGCCCTACTGTAAATATCTTAGAAAACATTAAAGATAGTGATAGACTTAAAAAGATAACCAACATTCTGGATAAATCTTTAAATAAAATAGATAAGCTAGTATCTGAAAACCCTAAGGCCTCCAAATGACTATCCTACTTGATATAGAAACGGCACCCAAGACAGCTTATGTATGGGGTATGTGGAAACAGAATATCTCTCAGGATATGCTTATAGACAGAGGATATATCATGAGTTGCTCCATAAAGATACTTGGAGACGACTCGGTAACTTACTTTGAGAACAGGACTGAGGACGACTCTCAGATTACTAAGGACATAATGAAGTGGCTTGACAGAGCTGATTATGTAATAGCTCATAATGGTAAGAAGTTCGACCTACCATTCATTAAGGGTAGAGCAGTAGTTAATGGAATACCTCCGTGTAGCCCCTTTAAAATCATAGATACCTTAGAGATAGCTCGTAAAGAGTTCTTGTTTACTCGTAACACTCTGGCTAATCTCTGTGAGGAGCTTAATGTAAAGATTAAGAAGAGAGAGCACGGGAAGTTTCCTGGCTTCAAACTTTGGAAAGAGTGTGTGAAAGGTAATGAGGAAGCTTGGGAAGAAATGAAGGACTATAACATATATGATGTGTTATCTCTAGAGGAAGTCTATTTGAAGCTTAGGGCTTGGCACAGTAACCACCCTAACATCAATGTGAATGACCTTGATGAAACCATGAGGTGTCCTAAGTGTGGCTCTATAAACTTACAGAAGTATGGCTTCTACACTACTAATGTAGGTAAGTATCAAAAGTATATGTGTAAGGATTGTGGAGGCTTCTCCTCAGAGAGATACACAAGTAATACCATAAGTAAGCGTAAGAGTTTACTTAAAGCTAGATGAGGAGATATTATGAGAATAGAAGCAGAGAGCATGGAAGGAGCTAAAGGAGCATTTGATGATAATAAAGCAGACATATATAAGGTTACTGAGGCTTTTGTAAACTTACTTATGCTAGAGGGTTATGCTCCTGTGAGTATTTACAGAGGACTTGATAATGCTCTATATCATCTAAAGGAAAGATTTGAGGGAATACCTTTTAAGGAGGACTAATGATAGCCCTTATAGATGCTGATAGCCTACTCTACAAGGTAGGCTTTGTATTTGAAGAAAAAGTAGATTGGAATGAATGGGAGAGGTTTGTAGGGGCTACAGATGCTACTGATATATCTATCACAGCTGATGTAGTATCTGCTAAGAATGCTATTGATGGTATGATAGAGAATATCTTATTTAAAACAGGAGCAGATGATTATGAACTATGGCTCACAGGAGGGAATAACTTTAGGTATGAAATACTTCCTACTTATAAACATAATAGAAAGAATGTTAGAAAGCCATTAGCTTTTAATGAGCTTTGGGAGTATCTTATAGAGAAGTATCAAGCTAATATAGCAGAGGGCTTTGAGGCTGATGATATGGTAGTCATGCTAAAGACCTTGAAACCTGATGATTACTTCCTCTGTGCTATTGATAAAGATGTCCTCTATCAAACTGAAGGCACTCACTTCAACTATGGTAATGATGAGTTTGTAGAAGTAACTAAAGAGGAAGCCCTAAGGTTTTTCTATTATCAGCTCCTTGTAGGTGATACAACAGACGGCTACAGTGGATGTCCTAGCATAGGTAAGAAGAGAGCCACTAAGATACTTGATGAAGCTTATGAGGCGTATAAAGAAAATCCTAAGGGAAACCTAGAGGCTTATTATTGGGTTGCTGTGGTGAAAGCTTATGAGGCTAAAGACATTCCTATGGAGGATATTTTAGTACAAGCTAGGGTAGCAAATATGCACCAATTAGAGGGTACTTCAGAAAAACTTAAGGTGAACCTCTGGAAGCCCCCTGTCATCGAGGTTTCAGAGGGGTTAGGTTGAGTTATTGCACCCACTAGGAGAAGAGGGGATAAAGGGGGTGAAGAGAATACTTAAGAATACCTTAAGAATACTATAAGGGTTCTAAGTAGCCTTAAGGAACTTATAATCTCTTAGGAGTATTATATATTCTAAAGTACCCTAGAGAATACTTATAATTAACTATATCCTTAAGATATTCTAGTAATAGTTATAATATTAAGATACTCTAAGAATACCTTAAGGATTACTAAAGGAGAAACTATGGAACAACTCATGGAGTTATTAGAGCAATTACAAAAGAGATACCCTAATGAGCTTCCAAGAAACACTAAGATGTCAATAGAAGATATGAGAGTGTTACAAGGACAACAGATAGTTATAGATTACATAATTAACTATATAAGTCTTTTAACGGAGCCTAAGAAATGAAAGTAGTAAACTATATAAATCATAGGGATTACAAGAAACAACTAGGAGCATTGCTTTGTGATTACTTTAAGGAAACCCTTAAGGAGAATTATAGAGGCTCTCTGGAGGAAGCTATAAACCTTATAGATATATTATTGTCTATGAACAATTACATCTACCTTGTAATAGATGAAGATAAGGTCGTAGGGTTTGTTACTATGTATGTGTTTAATCAGTATGGTATGTCTAAGGAATACCTAGTGGTGGACCATATGTATGTCGTACCTGAGTATAGAGGCACTAGAGCTAGCCTATGGCTATATTCTACCGTAGGTAAGGTTATGAGTGATTTAGAGATAGACGGTGTGGGAACTACCTACATAGACTCTGCTAATAGACATAACAATGAACTAGTAAGTGGTGAAGTTATAGCTGAGGTAACTAAGGTTTCCCTAAGGGATATTAAAGGAAAATATAAGAAATACTTAAAAGGACTTAAATGTATAAACTAAAAGAGTGTATAGATGAGAGAAGCTCAGAGGATATTGAAGGATTAGATGAGATAAACCTCAACAGAGCCATAGCAGACCCTTTAGTGTGTTATGGAGGAGGAGGTAAAGCCCCTAGTGTGCAAACAGTAGAAACACCTCCACCACCTGCCCCACCAAGTGAAGAGGCTACTATGGAGGAATTTACAGATGAAACTCTAGACAAATCTAAAAGGAAAGCTAAGACACAAGGAGCTAAATCCTTACAGATACCTCTTGGAACAATAGGGGATACTACAACAGTAGGAACTGTGTAGTATAAAGGAAGCATATGGCTAAAGACAACGTAAATCCCCAAGAAATAATGGAGGAAAGTGCTAAAGAAGTCTTTGATAAGCTTGATGGTGACAGAGGAACAATATTAGATAACGCTAGGAAGTGTGCTGAGTTAACACTTCCTTACATACTGCCTCCAGATGGTCACACAGAGAATGACTCTCTGCCAGACCCTTATCAAAACTTAGGTGCTAGGTTAGTTAATAACTTAGCTAGTAAGATTACCTTTACACTGTTACCACCTAACAATCCTTTCTTCAGGTTATTCCCTGATGAAAACACAGAAGGGCTGTTAGATAGTGACGAGAAGCGTAGTGAAGCTAATCAGATAGCAGTAGCAATAGAGAATGAAGCTCAAAAGGTTATAGCTAAAGAAAGCATAGGTGTTCCTGCTATTGAGATGATGAAAGCCTTGATAGTCACAGGTAATGCCTTAGGAGTTAAAGTAGATGTCACTACTCCTATTGATAAAGGCTTAAAGACATACCGATTGGATAACTATGTAGTCCTCAGAGATTACAGAGGAAACCTTATAGATGTTGTAACAAGAGAAACAGTATCCACAGACACCCTAGATGATGACTTATATGCTCTCCTAGAGAATGGAGGAGAGGTAGCTAAAGAAGCTACACTATATACTCGTTGTGTCTTGAAGAGAGATAAGTGGTATGAATATCAATATATCAACGATATTCTAGTGGAAGATTCTTTGACTACTTACAATCCTGAAGATATGCCTTATATGGCTCTTAGGTGGTCTGCAATAAACGGACATAACTATGGTGTAGGTCTTGTAGAGATACACTTAGGTGACTTTAATACCCTAGAGGGAGCTTATCAGTTACTCCTAGAACATGCTAGTGTAGCAGGTAGGACTATCTTTGGTATTAAACCAGGCTCTCAGATAAATATAAGAGATTTACAGAACGCTAAGAATGGTGATGTAATACAAGGTGACCTAGAGCAAGAAGTAACAGTCCTTAGGGTTGATAAGCATCAAGACTTGATGTCTGTTGAGAATGTTATAGAAAAGCTCACAAGAAGATTAGAGCAGACTTTCTTAGCCGCTAGTTCAGCAGTTAGGGAAAGTGAGAGAACAACAGCAACAGAGATAAGATATTTAGCTAATGACCTAGAAACATCTCTGGGAGGAACTTACACACTCCTCTCACAAGAGTTTCAGTTCCCATTAGCAAGGCTTGTGTTATCCTCATTAAGTAAAAGTAAGAATTCTAAAGTTGATGCTAAAGGCTTTGACTTTGTTCCTGTGACAGGTATAGAGAGCTTAGGTAGAAACAATGACTTGGATAAACTACGACAATTCTCTAGTATAATTCAGGAAACCCCTGTGTTACAAGAGAGTATAGGACAGATGTTCAATGTACAAAACTATGTAGATGATGTAACAACAGCTTGTAGTTTACCTCAGGGTAGATATATAAAATCCCAAGAGCAAATTCAACAGGAACAACAAGCTATGCAAGAGCAACAGCTTTTAATGCAAGGAGCAGGTAATGGCGTGGACGCACTCACTAAACCATAGCAAGGACAACAGTAAGCCTTGTGATATATGTGGAGGACTAGGGTATATCCTTATAGGTCGTACAAAGATACCTTGCATATGTCAAGAGAAATAAACAGATAAATCAAAAGGAGATGACAATGACAATTAAACCTAACACAGTAGTAGAGCTACAAGCAGAGAAACTAAAGAGGACAAGAGGAGATATCTTAACAGATGCTGATTATGTCCTAAGAGATAAGAAGCAAGAAGCTAAAAAGGGTAAATCAAAGGTAAACACTAGAGATATTACCAAGTCAGCTAATAAGTATGCTGAGGAGATAGCTAGAGTAAAAGCAGAAGCTCGTAGAGAGGTAGAAGCAGAGTTTACTTCAAGTGGTTTCCTAGATAGGCTTAAAGCAGATATTAAGAGAGAGCTACAAGAAGAAGCTAAAGCCAAACCAAAGGGTAAATAATGGCTGAGGAAGTAACACAAGAACAACCTACAAGCTTAGCTGATAACCTTACACCTGAGGAGCAAAAGGCTCTTGATAAGGTTAGAGGAAATACTAAGGATTATGTAGAGGATAACTTTAATGAAGATGGCACTCCTAAGAGTGATTTTGAAATCCCTGAGAAATTCAAAGGGAAGTCCACTGAGGAGATAGTGAAAGCTTACTTGGAGCTAGAGAAGCTAAAGAGTAAGCAAGGAGATACCTCTAAGAAGCCTGAGGATAGCTCAGAAGAGCCAAACGGACTCTCAGAGATGTCTGACAAGGGTGATGAAGAGAAAGACCCTGAAGAGCCTTCTAAGGACTCTGAGGAAACTCCTAAGATTACAACAGAAACATTCACTAAGTATGAACAAGCTTTCCTAGAAAAAGGACAGCTGGAGGAAGAGCATTACAAAGAGCTAGAGGGTTTAGGCTTCTCTAAGGATATGGTAGATGCTTATATCGAAGGGCAGAAAGCAAGAGGACAACTTTATGCCTCTCAGATATACTCTGTGGTAGGTAGTGAGGAAGCTTATAACGAGCTAGTAGCTTGGGGTAGAGAAAACCTGAGTGATGTTGCTAAGAAAGACTTTGATGAGAAAATCAAAAGTAATAATATTGAACTTGCAAAGTTAGCTATAGAAACTTTACAGGCTCAAAGAGGATTACCTCCAAGAAGAGTGGAGGGAACAGCAGGAGCAGACACAGGTGGTCTTAAGCCTTTCTCTGATAAGGGAGATTGGATGAAAGCTGTGAGAAATCCTATGTATGGTAAGGATAGACGATACACTGAGTTAGTGGATAAAAGATATATCCTAAGTAAACAGAAGAATAAACTATAAATTCTTCATGGG